TACCGGAAGGTGTTGTTTATACTTTGGACATGTCACAAAGTGATTCTGGGATAGCCTTTTTTGAAAAAGAGTAGCGTTTTAGGGAATGGGCATCTATTTATTGTTGCTTCGGGGCAAAAGTATTCCAAACAAAAATGTAACGTACTAAACAATGCGAATCGTTCGTTGACGAATTCGTATAGTCATATTACATAACTTATGGAGGGTTAACAAATGGCTAGAACTAAAATTAATGTTGGACAGATGTCAATTGCTGCGGATTTTACGCCGGCAACTGCCAACGGAGCTGCTCTAGGTAGCTCAAGTGCTGAATGGTCTGATCTGTACCTTGCTGATGGAGGTATCATCAAGCTAGGCGCTGATCAAGACGTTACTTTGACTCACGTTGCTGATACCGGTGTTCTCTTGAACAGCAGTAGACAGCTTCAGTTCGGTGATGCCGCAACTCACATCAAGCAGGTCACCGATGGTAATCTCGAAATTGAAGCTGATACTTCAATTCAGTTAGATTCGCCAATCGTAGACTTTCAGGACGACGGCGTTATACTAAACTTTGGTGCAGATGACGACGTTACTTTAACACATATTGCAGATGCTGGCCTTCGCATAAATTCTGGAATGGCTCTTCAGTTTGCTGATGCAGGTGAAAAGATTGCCGGCGACGGTACAGACTTGACCCTATCTTCTGGTGGTGACATCAAGCTTACTGCAACAGCTAATGTTGAAGCAACTCTTTCTGGTACTCAGAAGCTTACTTTCGACGGCGCAACTGGCAATACTTACCTTTATCGTGAGAATGCTGGTACTGGCGGCGAAATTCTTGAGATGAAGGCTTTGAAGGGTTTGAGACTTACGACCGCTGGCACAGCTAACCAGATTGATGTTAAGCTTGGCTCCGGTGATGCAAACAGTGCCTTTAAGGTCTTGAATAGTGCTGATGGTGCAATGTTCCAGGTTGACGGTGACGGCGACGTTGTTGTTGGCAAGGACTTGGTTGTTAACGGTACTTCGATTGACGTTGACGGCGCCAGCGCATTGACAATTGGTGCTACTGTTGGTGCTAACAACTTGACATTGGGTGCTTCAACCTCTACTGTTATTGTTGCTGGTAACTTGACAGTTCAGGGTACTACAACACAGGTTGATTCAACAACAATTAACATCACAAGTTCCTTCACTTTTGAAGGTCCTGCAGATGCTCATGAAACAATCCTTACAGCAGCTACTCCAGCATCTGATACTACGATTCAGCTTCCAGAGTTTACCACTGCTGCTACCTATTATATGGCAGCTTTTCAGGCAGATCCTGGTGCAACTGGTTGGATCACTTCGACTCCTACCGAGTTGAATTTGCTTGATGGTTGCGGTGCTGGTACTGTTGTAAACAGCAAGGCTGTTATCTATAGTGCTGATGGTGATGTTGTGGTTGGTGACAATCTAACTCTCGACTCAGATGCAGCTGTTATTCAGCTTGGTGATGATCAGGACGTTACAATAACTCACGTTGCTGACACTGGTATTCGCTTGAATTCCGCTATGAAGCTTCAGTTCCGTGATGCGACTGAGTTCGTTCACTCTGATGCTGATGGCTATATGCATATGGAAGGCGCCACAGGCGTTAACCTAGCTATTAATGGTACAGACGAATTGGCCATTACAGCAACCACGGCTACTTTTGGTACTAACTTGATGCTTCCAAACAGCTCAACAATTGGTTGTGCTGCTGATTCTGATCTTATCACTTTGGCTGACGGTATTGTTACTGTTGCTGGTGAAGTTCAGGTGACAACTTTGGACATTGGTGGTACGAATGTTGGTTGTACTGCGGGCGAACTTAATTTACTTGATGGTTCTGCGAAGTCAACAGCTTCAATCACGATTGATGACGCTGATGCTTTCGTCATCATTGATGGAAATACGACAAAGCAGATTCCTGCTTCTGATCTTAAGACATATGCTGCAGGTGGTGTCACCGCCGGCGACGGTCTTCAGGACAGCTCTGACACTTTCTCCATCACTTTCGATAGAGAGGTATGGATGAGTGGTGCTGTTGGCACGACGGGTGCTGAATATCAGTTTACTCGCGGCATGACCGCTTCCTTACAGTACATGGCAGTTAGCGCAACCGGCCTTCAGGTCTTCTTGAATGGTATGTTGTTGACCCCATCTGGTTCCCACGCTGGTGCAGATCAGGCTGGTTCCCAGACATTCGACTATAAGTACTGGAATACCGGTGCACCTCCAGGTCTCAGCAGCAATACTGTTTATTTGGAAAGCGCTGTTGATAGTGATGATGTTCTGGTTCTTCAGTACGTCAGACAGTAAAGCGTCCGCTGCATAGCAGTTCAATGGATTTTTTATAAATCTGTGAATTTGGGAGGGGTTTCGGCCCCTCCCTTTTTTTATTTAAGAAATTTAATATGGTTTTTGCTAGAAAAATTTACTATTTACTAAAGAAATAATGCATTTTAATCTCTAAAAGATATAGGAGAATCAGTATATGTCAGCACAGAAGTTTAAGTTTGTATCCCCCGGCGTCTTTCTTAACGAGATTGACAACAGTCAATTACCAAAAGATGCCCCTGCTGTCGGCCCAGTTATCATAGGCCGCGCTAGTCAAGGCCCTGCATTACAACCGGTCAGAATTGAATCTATGGCAGAATTTATTGAAACGTTTGGCAATCCTATTGCCGGTGGAACGGGTACCGATGTCTGGAGAGAAGGAAACGGTCTTTTGGCACCTTCTTATGCAGCATATGCTGTTCAATCATATCTTAGGAATAGTGGCCCGGTTAATTTTGTCAGATTGTTGGGTGTTCAAGATGCGAATGCCACAGCTAACACCGGAGAAGCTGGATACGGCCAAAACGGCAAAGCTTATGCACTATTGATTGCAAAGTCTGGTTCGTCCACCGCCGCAGGTCCTGGCGCCCTGAATAACACTACACACACACTTACGGCTTCGATTGGTGCCGTTTTTTATACAACGGATGTCATTGGTGATATCAAAGTTGAAATTTCTGGTGCCGCACATCAAAGTGAGTTTCTCGCCGGCACCTACTCTACTGCGACTACATCACATAGGGGTGTGTTTGTTAACACAGATTCTGCTGTCGGAACAACTGGAAAGAATTGCTTATTCAAGGTTCTTGTTACTGATCTTGAAGCTGGAGGCGGAACTGAGACTGTCGTTTTTAATTTCAATCCAAATTCTGACAAGTTCATCAGGAAAGTTTTCAATACCAATCCAACTCTAACAAATAGTGCTATTTCGACAGCTACTTCGCCCAGAACCAAGTATTGGCTGGGAGAGACTTTTGAAACACATATAACTGAAAATATTTTGACCGGCGCAAGATTGGCCCCAGGCGATTTTATAGCTGGCGCTGCTACATACGCTGCCACTATAGTGGAGCTTTATGGAGGGGCGGCAGATACTGCATCTGATTTTAGCTTCGAAAACAGCGAAGCTCAAACCGGTTGGTTTATTTCTCAGCAAACTTCAAATAACGTAGCGTCTTATTCTTCATATGATCCCATTAACATGCAGAAGCTGTTTAAGTTTCATGGTTTGGGATATGGAGAGTCAATACAGAGACGTTTTAAAGTTTCAATCCAAGATATTCGTCCGGCGAACGAGAATAGTGCAAATCCGTATGGCTCGTTCACAGTCGTAATTCGAGATATTAAAGATACTGATGAGGTTCCAGTTGTAATTGAGAGATTCTCTAACTGTAATTTAAATCCGCAGTCTTCAAACTATATCGCTAGGAAGATTGGTGATACGTACAATCAATATGATTCTACAAAGAAGAGAAATAGAGTTTATGGTAATTATCCTAACATTTCTCGATATATTCGAGTAGAAGTGAATCAGGATTTAGACAACGGCTCGTTGCCGGCAGAACTTCTTCCATTTGGGTTTTTTGGCCCCCCTACACGCAAGCCTTTGGTAGCACAAACTATGGGTAAACACGTAGCCGACTCTAACGGTAATTCTCTGGCAACAGATTATTTTGTGGGGTCAGATAATGCGAAGTATCCTGCAGCAGTATGGCTTTCAGCAATTTCTAGTTCAGTTGATGGTGTAGTCACGGACAAGACTACCACTTTCTCTCCATGTACAGCCAATGTTAACGTTTCTAGTCCCAGCTTGGCACTTCGTTTGTCGGCGTCTGATGGTACTCTAGCTTCGCCAACTGATGCTTATTTCGGGATCAGGACAACTAAAGCTGCAGGCTCTACTGAGTTTGATCCTAGTGTCTTGGACAATTTAAGAACGTTGCCTGATTCTATTACAGGAGAAAGGTTCCCTTCTTCTGCAACATCAGCGACTCAGACGACAGCACCATCGTTCCTCTTTTCTTTGGACGATATTATGGCTGATACGACTAATGAGAAATATTACTACTTGAGTGGGTCTAGAAAAGCTGGCGACTCATATACTGTGTCAACCACTTGGAGAGACCTTTTGAGCACGGCTGGTATTGACCGTTTTACGGCTCCATTTTATGGCGGTCATGATGGTATCGATATTACAGAACAAGATCCGTTCAACAATACACGTTTGGGCAGCTCTGCCGCAGCCAGTTCCGCATATGCTTCTGTAACGAGGGCCATAGACTTGGTCACAGACCCAGAATCCATCGAATGTAATATGATGACAATGCCGGGGCTCACCAATGCAACACTTACAAAGAAGATTATTGACACATGTGAAGCTAGAAGCGATGCATTGGCAGTGATTGATTTACCGGCAGTGTATACACCGCCACATGAATCAAAGCAAGATAATTTTGCAGCAAGAGCTGGTACCTTAAGCAGCGTTGTCAGCACTTTTGAACAACGCGGCATTAATTCAAGTTATGGTTGTACATATTATCCATGGGTTATGGTCTATGACGAGATTAGTGACAAGAGTGTTTGGGTACCTCCATCTGTTATCGCTTTGGGCGTTTTTGCCAATACAGAAAACCGTGCAGCCGTTTGGTTTGCCCCTGCCGGCTTCAACAGAGGCGGTCTGACAGAAGGTTCAGCCGGCTTGCCTGTGATTAACGTTTCTGAAAAGTTGACTTCTGCAGACAGAGATAAGCTCTATAGTGCAAATATTAATCCGATTGCTAGCTTTCCATCAGAAGGAATTGTAGTTTTTGGACAGAAGACGTTACAAGTTACTCCTTCTGCATTGGACAGAATCAACGTGAGAAGGTTGATGATCTATGTCAAGAAAGAAATTTCCAGAATTGCGAACAGGTTGCTTTTTGACCAAAACGTTCAGACAACTTGGTTACGATTCGTTAGTGAAGTTAAACCTTTCTTAGAAAGTGTGAAATTGGGTTTTGGTCTTTCGGATTTCGCAGTGGTTTTGGATAACTCTACCACCACTCCAGATCTTGTTGATCGAAACATTATGTATGCGAAAATCTTTTTGAAGCCCGCACGTGCCATCGAATTTATTGCAATTGACTTTGTAATTACGAACACTGGCGCCGCTTTTGAAGATTAAAATTTTAAAATTGCCTAATTATTATGTATAATACAGGAGGATCGTAAGTTATGTCACAGGGAGAGAGTTTTTGGGCAGATGCCGTCACAGAGCCAAAGAGACAGTACAGGTTTGTTTTGGCTAATATGAGAGGTATCCCACAGTGGATTGTGAAATCTGTAAAGAAGCCAAGTCTTTCAATCACCGAAAGTTCACACCAATTTATCAACTACACCTTTCATTATCCAGGTAGAGTTGAGTGGCAGCCGGTGGAATTGACTTTAGTTGATCCGATCGCTCCGGACGCTACTGCCACGCTTATGGAAATGGTTAGAGATATGGGCTATGTATATCCTTCTGATTTTGATCAAGCCAATGTTATTACTATTTCGAAAGCAAAATCCATCGAGGCTTTGGGTAAAGTAATTTATATTAACCAGATTGATGCTGATGGCGGAGGTGTTATCGAATCTTGGGAGATTAAGAATCCTTGGATTCAGAGTTTGGATTTTGGTGAACTTTCATATGAGAATGACGAAATGGTCAATATCAGTGTTACACTAAGATACGATTGGGCTCGATGCTTGCTACAGAATACAGAGGGTGCTGTTTTTGGTACGTCAGGCCCACCCAGAATTTCTAGTGATGTAGCAGAAGGTCCGGTCCCCGGTGGCGGCAGAAAAAACAAGTTTTGACAAAGAAAAGAGGTGTAAATGTCGAGAAATAGAAATCGTTTAAATACGGCAGCAGCTGAGCCTGCTGATTCCCCAGCACCACAAGTAACACAAAATGAACAATTATTATCCTTCGCTAGGCCAACAGAATTTGTTGACTTGCCTAGCAAGGGTTTATTGTATGCAGAGGGTCATCCTCTTCATGGCGTTGAGACTGTGGAAATAAGATATATGACAGCAAAAGAAGAAGATATTCTTACTTCCAAAACTCTCATTAGGAAAGGTATTGTTATTGATAGATTGATTCAATCTGTTTTAATTGATGATATCAATGTTGATGATATGTTAATTGGTGATAAGAATGCTATTCTATTGGCAACTAGAATCACAGGTTATGGCGACAGATATGATACGGAAATTGGATGTCCAGCCTGCTCACACAGATTTGAGCATTCTTTCAGCTTATCTGAACCAAAAGTTCACCATGCCGATGATGAGATTGAAGATCTGGGTGTGACCTTTGAGAATAATTTGTTCTTCATAGAACTCCCATTGTCCAAAGTTAGAGTTGGCTTGAAACCACTCACTTCTGGAGATCAGAAGAGAATGGATCAAATGACAACTAAGAAGGTAAAGTTAAATTTGCCGGAAACTCACTTAACAGATCTTTTAAAAGAGATCGTAGTTGTTGCAGCGGGTAGTACAGACCTAGGTCTGATATCCAAATTTATTGAAATAATGCCAGCGAAAGATTCCCGGCTGGTACGTGATGTATACAGGAAGATTATACCCAACGTTGATTTAACGCAGGAGATATCGTGTCCGAGTTGCGCGGCGGAATCGAAAATGGAGGTGCCTTTCGGGGCGGACTTTTTTTTTCCTAGGTGATGAGTATATGAAAAACGTTTACGAACAGTTTTTCTACTTAAAGCACCATGGAGGTTGGTCTTTTTTCGAGGCTTACAATTTACCGATAAAGATTAGATTGTGGTTCGTTGATAGATTAAGCAAACATTTTGAAGCAGAAAAGGAAGCTCAAGAAAGAGCCAGAAGAAAGAGCAAATAGCGATGTGTAGCAAGAAACCGGGTTTTTAATCCCGGTTTCTTTTTGTGTTTTTACCTATTTATAATGTGGAGGTTTATCTAAAATGCAAGAACAAGACAATCTAACAATAGATTTTAAGACTATTAAGGAAGGTGCGGAGTTATATCGATTGGGAGCAAAGATCAAAATGATCTTATTTCAGATGTTTAGTACGCCGTTAGAAGAGGGTCCGTATCAACACCGACCCGGAAAGATCAAGGGAACTCCGGCACAAGTTCAAGCATTTGTTGGGGCCTTGGCAGGAGAGAAGCTTTTTATCGAAGCTATTAGGGAACACGGTTTAGATGATCCGCAAACAATTTCAAGCAGAACAGCTTTGACAAAGAAAGTTGCTGATTTCGAAAGAGAGACGGGCATTATTTGGCCTTTTAAATGAGGATATAATAGTCAATGGCAGATAGAGAATTAATAGATGCTATTAGAAGTTTGACTGATGAGATGCGCGCTGGCGGTGGAGCCCCCCGCTCCGGTGGCACCACTTCTTCAACATCATCTGACGAACTACCAGAATTCAGAAGAGAAACTATGGAGATAAGGCGCAACGCTGAAGCTATAGGTGATATTTTCGGTAATTACGCCGGCC